CGCCCTCGACACCCCGCTCGCCGACCTCGTCCGCTAAGCAGGCGGCCGCCCCCGACGGGTGAAGAGGCGGCCGCCCCACCCGAGCCCCCGCGATTCGCCGTCTCGGGGACCGGGAGTCTCTACCGGCGGCGACGCACGCCCCGCCCCTGCTGCACCGTCGGCTGGTCCACACGGCGGCACGGCTCCTTGTGCACGGTCACCGTGCCGCCCGGCCCGGACGCTCCATCGATCGGCCTGGTGACGCCCTGGCCTTGGCGGATCGGCTGGTCGCAGTGTGCGCAGATCATCGGCGTCGTTCCTTGCTAGCGGAGGGTGGGGTGGCGCGGCCTCCGTGGCAGCGGCACCCGCACTTGATCGTCATCAGCGGTGCCTCCCACGCGGGAGCCCCGGGGCGTCGAATGACAGCCGGGCCGTCACACATCGCGTGCTCGCTGAGGCTGCACTCCGGGGTCGTCTCGACCGCGCTCACGGCAGGTCGGCCAGCGGGATGAGGCCACGCTGCTCGCGGCACGGCGCGCACGCGTACAAGGGGTACGGCGGCGCCGAGTTCTTCTCGATCGCGTCCACCAGGACCGCCGTCTCGGACGGGCCCTTGTGGTATTCGCACCAGCCGGCACCCGTCTCCGGGTCTGTGCGCGGGGGTGGGGTGCGCGTAGGCTCAGGCATGTCGACTCCAACTCAGTCGTCCACACCCCCGGCCGGTGACACGGCGCGGGGGTTTCGTGTGTCCAGAGGCTACCCCCAGTGTGGGGTAGTGCACCCCCGGATGCGCCCCTCTCCTACCGATCGCGAGGGAAATGGGTGCATGCCTACGGTGCACGCATGATCGACGAGTGGGCAGAGGACCGGCCGAAGTGGGAGCAGATCGCCGACGTGATCCGGCAGCGGATCACCGACGGCACGTACCCGCCGCGCTCTCGGGTCCCGTCGGTGCAGCAGATCGTCACCGATACGGGTGTCGCGGTCGACACCGCGCAGAAGACGTTGGCGAACCTGCGCGAGGAGGGCGTCATCTACACGGTGCGTGGGCTGGGATCTTTCGTCAGCGACCGCCCGTAGAATCAGGGCATGACCCCGAACCCTCGTCGCCCTGGTTCCGTGCGGTCTGCTGCCGTCCTGAACGCGCTGATCCGATCCCTGTGGCCGCACCCGTCGATGCGGCTCACGGACGCGGAACGCCGGGAGTATCACCAGCTCGTCGCCGAGTGGACGATCGCCACCGCAGCCGAACGCGGGAACATCGTCGAAGCCGCGTGACGCTACGCTGACACGGCGATGCCCCGCCTGCTTTCTCCAGGCGGGGCATCAAGGTTGGGGGCTACCAGCCTTCGTGGAAGTGCGGTGCGTTGACGCTGAGGTACTGGTTGTCGTGGAGCGGGCGGGAGCGAACCCAGCCCCGGCGGGGGTGCAGGGTTCGCGGGGCGTAGCAGTGGCGGCAGAGCCAGCGGCGCCAGCCCTTGGGGGTCCAGGGGTGAGGCCCGGTGGAATTGGTCGACTCGGCCACGGTCACGCCTCCTTCGCAGGCGCGGCAGCGGCGGTGCGTCGGTCGATGGCTTCGATCCAGGCGGCGGCGACAGCGGCGACCTGTACGAGCTCGGTGCGGAGCTTGGCTGGGTCCCGCTCGGCGTTGGCCTCGGCGACTTCCTCGGCGAGGACGTCGGCCCACGTGCCGTAGCCGGACTCGAACGCGTCCTGGCACCACTTCCGGGACGCCTCGGCCTGTGCTTGCTGTGCCTTGCTGCCGGTGCCGTCGGGGTGGTTCTGCTCGCCCCACTTCTCGTTCTGGGCGACGCGTTCGGCGCCGATGTCGGCGAGCACTCGGGCGATGGTCATGGGCTGCTCCAGGGGCGGGGAGGCGTGTTCTCGTTCAGGGTGTCGTGGTTCGGGCGTGGCGTTGCCCCCGCTTGGGGCGGGGCAACGGTCAGGGGGTGCGGTCTGTGCGGCGGGTGCGCATGCGGTCTTTGATCTGCTGCTCGGTGGGCTTTTCCCAGGTGTGGGTGCCGTCGGCGCTGACCTGGATAGCGTGGCCGCGCTGGTCGATGCCGCACTCGCGGCATCCCATCGGGTTCGGAAGGTTGTTCATCGCGTGGCTCCGGTGTTCGTGGCGGGCGGCCACCAGTGCGGGGCCTCGGTCATGGCGCTGATCGGGCCGTCTTCGTCGAGGAGGTCGATGATGAGTTTCAGGTTGAAGAGCGCGTCGTCCGCGCTGCCCTGCCAGGCGTGATTGACGGTGCGGCCTCCGACGATCTGCCGGACGTAGCCGGGCCGGTGCGGGCGGCACTTGAGGATCTTCAGCTCGCGGTCCTTGTAGGTCTCGCGGATCATGCGGGACTCCGTTCCGTAGGCGGTTAGACAGAGAAGGCCCGGCCCTGAGGGGCCGGGCGAGCCGGTCAGCAGCCGTAGTCGCCGTTCTGGTCGGCCGTGTACTCGATGCAGTCCATGCAGCCGCAGAGGCTGTGGTCCCCGTGCTGCGTGACCGTGCAGTCCGGCAGGGGGTTGCTGCTCGCCCCGGCGTCGGCGGTGCGCTGAACCCGGCTGGAGCTGCGGACGAACTTGCGGGGCTGGTCCTCGAACGAGGTGACGATGCTGACGTAGGGGTCGGCCTTCGGCTTGTTCCAGACGAGGGTGATGACTCCGGTGAGCGTGTTGCCTCGGCCGTCGTCGAACTCGACCTCCTGGCCAAGCGCGAGGGACTGTCGGATCTCTTCGGGGGCGGAGGTCGACATAGGGGGTTCCTTTCCCTCATTGCTTGCGGTGTAGCTACACCTTAGAGTGGGGTGTAGCTACACCGCAACCGGCCCGCGAAAGGATCACGAAATGGCAGCCGTAGCTACACCCGGATACCCTCCACGCATGCCGAACCAGCCGAAGACCCCCGCCCGACAGATGCGCATCGGCGGCGAGTGGTACGACTTCGAACTGGCAACCAAGGCGCAAGACACCGAACGCGCCGCCGCCGTCCGAGCCTTCATCGACTGGTACATCCGGCGCCCCGACGCGGAACTACCTGAGCGCCCTGACGCGAGCTACTGGGGAAGGGCGCAGGCAGACGACTGACGCCCCGCCCCGCCCCCGGACACGACGACGGCCCCGCCCTCCCGAAGGAGAAGCGGGGCCGCAGTCACCTCGCGAACAGAGCCATCGCACCCGTCGCAGCACCAGCCACACCCGCCAGAACACCGATGGTCGGCAGTGGCCATCTGGCCTTTTCCAGCGTGCGGATCCGCGTCTCGTGATCAGCGACGTCCTTGTCGAGGTCGTGGAGACCCTGCCCGATGCTGTCGAGCTTGGTCTCCACCCGGGTCAGGCCATCGCTCAGGGATCTCAACTCCTGGTACATCTGGGCGCTGCTGATGTAGACGCCCGCCGGGTCCGAAGCGGGGGCACCCATCAGACACCCGCAGCAGACGACGCCGAGTTCTTCACCCCAACAACGCGCGCGGCCAGGCCCTTCACGAGGGACACCACCGCGGCGACACCGGCCGTGCCGACGGTCTGCCAGAACGAGGCGTGCAGGACGTCCGCCGGGCCGGCAGCTATGGCTACGGCGGTCGAGGCTGCGAGGAACGTCCAGACGACGCGCTCGGCGAGGTCACGGCCGTAGGTGGCCGCGGTCTTCACGACGGTCTGCGTGTCGGGGAGGTTGAGGTCAGACATGATCAGGACTCCTTACCGGTGACGTCGACGTGGACGTTCACGACCGCCCGAGCGACCGCGTCGTCGACTGCCTTCTGCACCGCGGCGACGACCGTCGCAGTGTCGACGCCGGACCCGACGAGCCCGGCGAGCTTAGTGATGGCTGCGGTCTGCGCAGCCTCGGTCGCGCGTACCGTGTCGATCCGCTTGAGGATCTCGGTGACCGAACTCGACAGCGTCCACGTCGGGTTCGTCGCGGGCGCGCCCGGCACGGAGATCACCCCGTCCAGGGTGAGCACCGCCTTCGCGACCTCAGCAGCAGTGGGCATGTCGTCCTCCTCGTCCGGGCCAACTGTGAGAGTGGCCAGCACGTCGGCCCGAACCGCGGGCATGGCCATGATCTTCCCGGCGGCGTAGCCGGGGTCCCACTTGTCGGAGGACCACTCGCCGTGCGCGATGACGGACTTCTCCGACCAGCCGTGGAAGTCGAGGATCGCCGCAGACAGCCGGCGGGCCGCCGCGTACTGCGCGGCCGTCATCTCGTGGCTGCCGGAGTACTGGATCTCGACGCCGTAGAAGTGGGCGTTCCCGTCCACCCCCGTCGAGTTGCCCTTCGTCGGGTGCAGCTGCCCGGTGTAGTCCTCCGCCTGGACGTGGGCGAGCACGGCCGGATCGCCGCCCCCCGCATGGTTGGCGCGCCCCCAGCCGATCAGGTAGACGGTGCCGTCGGCGCCGATGGAGAAGTGGCAGAGCGGGCCCGGCAGGTCGGCGAGCCCGTTGTAGAGGGTGCTGCCTGCGTAGGCATTGGCGTTGGTGACGTCGGCTCCGGTGTGGTGCCAGATGAATCCGTTGACCGGGCCCCACGCGCCGTGTCCCTCACGGTTGTGAGTGGCCCAGCCGGGGATCTCGACGTATGCGAGACCCCACTTTTTCAGTTGGGCGACGACCTGCGCGGCTGTCATCGGTGTGGCCATCACGGGGCCTCCGTTCTGGGGGTGTAGCGGCGCACGGTGAGCTGCCCGTACAGCGGATCGACCGTCAAGTACTGGCCATCCGCGGCCGTCGAGTGGGCATCACCACGCAGGACGACCGTCATCCGATGCCCGTCCGGCCAGTCCGCGGGCACGGTGTACACGGTGTCGACGAGGAGCGGCATGTGATGCCGGTCCCGGGTGACGTTGTCTCCGCAGTAGGAACTGATTCGGGTCCATGTCCCGCTCGCGCCGAGGCCGTTGTCGACGTCGTAGGCCCACAGGTGGTAGCCGACCCCGACCGTGTAGCCGGGCGAGGTGTCGTTGGTGACGCGGGCACGCCCGGACACGTCGAGGACATCGCCCGCGGCAACCGGGACGACGATGCGCAGGAGGGTGGCGTAGGCGAGCCCGGCCGCCGACTGAACCTTGAGCTTCGTGGCCGGGACCTCGTCCGTCGCATAGAGCCCGACCAGCGTCGGCTCCGCCACAACAGTGACCGTCACAACACCCCCTAAGCCAGACGCTGCGCGCGCAGCCACGAATCGGTGAAAAACGTCGTCGCCGTGACACTGGACGTGGCCTGAGCCCAGTCCAGCGACACCGTCCCCGGCGTCGTACTCATCCGCACCGTCCCCTGGAACAGCAGCGTCAGCCCGATCCCCGCACCCAGACAGCCGTGGTTGCGGGAGGTGTTGATGTCGACGGTCTCCGTACGAATCAGGTAGCCAGTCGCGCCCTGAGTGTTCAGCTGCAACGCAGGCACCGAGGTCGAGCCGACGACGTTGTTGCCCACGCCCCACGACGTCCACTCCCCAAGCGCCCCCGACGGCGCAGACAACTGGAGCTTGAGGTCGCCCGCGTTGTCGCCGTCGTACTTGATCCACCCGTCGACCGCGTACACCGCGTTGGCTACCGCCTCGAACTGCAGCGCCGGGTCAGCGGATGTCGTCGTCGTCGCGGACCGTGAGAGGTCAGAGGACCTCCGGGCGAAGACCGGCAGCATCGACCGCAGCAGGTCCGCTGTGAGCCGCTGGCCCGCTGCTGGCTGGGGGTAGTACTCGACCATGTGCTGCCTCCTTACAGTGCGAGATAGGTGGGGTTGGCGAGCCGGACGTCCTCGCCCGCCGAGTGGGCCTTGACGACGCCGTTGATGGAGCGGGTCACCGTGAACTTCTGCGGGTTGACCAC